AATAGACGGGGGCAACGTACCAAAAGAAGAAGTTGAAGCAGCGAGATCCCAACTGGACATAAGAACATTCAAACAGGAATTTGAAGCCAGCTTTGAGAATCTCACTGGTCTCGTTGCAGTCTCCTTTTCAGATTCCAACATTTCTACCGAAGCAGAGGACATAAACATCGCCCCACTACTCCTGGGAGTTGACTTTAACGTAGACCCACTCTGCGGAATCTGTGCAGTCCGCTACCAAGAATACCTCTACGTCTTCGATGAAATAATTATGACGGGCGGAGCAACAACCTGGGATTTTGCAGAAGAAGTAACCAACCGATATGGTGTGGAACGCAGAGTAATAGCTTGCCCCGACCCCACGGGTGCTGCCAGAAAAACATCAGGAGTAGGTTCAACGGACCACACTATCCTACGCAGAAGCGGATTCACAGTATCTTCTCCCAGAGCCCCCTGGAAAATACGAGATAAAGTAACATCCGTAAACACTGCACTATATGACGCAGCAGGAGAAAGACGAACTTTAATCCACCCACGCTGTAAAGAATTAATAAAATCCCTCCGAACTCTCACATACGCTCCAAACACAGGTATGCCTAACAAAAACCTTGGGGTTGACCACGCATTTGACGCTTTCGGCTACCTCTGCCTCCAACAATTTAATCTTGCAAAACCAGAGACACTAGGCCAAACTTCGTTTAGAATATACTAAGAACCACCTAATTCTTACTATGTATCACTCAACTACAAAGAAAAAGAAGAAGAAAAAGAAGGGAGGTAAGAAGCGTGGCAAACATTCCTGTTAATAAAGCATTATATTCAAGAGTAAAATCCGAAGCAAAGCGTAAGTTCAAGGTCTACCCAAGTGCTTATGCTAATGCGTGGCTTGTACGAGAGTACAAAAAACGTGGCGGTACTTATCGTACAGGAGCAAAACGTGGCAAAAAGTAGTGGTGGACTGACCCGTTGGTTCAAAGAGAACTGGGTTGATATAAAAACAGGTAAACCATGTGGCCGTACGAAAGGAGAAAAAAGAGCATATCCAGCGTGTAGACCAAAGAAGCGTGTCTCAAGTAAGACACCTAAGACTGTAGGGGAGATGTCAAAAAGTGAGAAAACTAAATTTAAACGTGAAAAAACAAGTAGTAAGAAGATACAATATCAACATAAGCGTAAAACCAAGACGAAAAGCAAGAAAAAATGAGATTGACACCAACACAACGCAAAAAACTAGAAGAACATTCGGTACATCACACCGATAGGCACATAAATTACATGAAACGCAAAATGCGTGATGGATTTAGCTTCAAAAAAGCTCACGAAATGGCAATGGAGAGGATGGGCAAATGATTACTTATAGAGGTGTAAAATTTTCTGGCTACAATAAACCGAAAAGAACTCCTAGTCACCCCAAGAAATCTCATGTTGTATTAGCGAAAGAAGGCGATAAAATAAAGTTAATACGCTATGGTCAACAAGGTGTATCTGGTGCAGGGAAAAACCCCAAAACCGAAAAAGAAAAAGCAAGGCGTAGGTCTTTTAAAGCTCGTCATGCTAAAAATATAGCAAAAGGCAAAATGTCGGCAGCTTTTTGGGCCAATAAAACTAAGTGGTAACTCATGACCTACGCACTCCCAGGATTATTAAAAACAAGTATTACTGCATCATCTTCTGTAGGGGGTGTCGATAGTCCATTCGTTCGTACCAGAGCAGTATTGGACATGGTGAAGGGTTGGGAAATAATGAAAGCTGTAAGTGAAGGAACAGAATATCTTAGAGAAAATAGCGAAGCCTTTCTACCTCTAGAACCTAGAGAAGATTACGATGCTTATCTTGCAAGAGTAAATAGATCAGTATTTAGTCCTTTTACACAAAGATTGATAAGAGCAGCCACAGGTCTTGTATTAAGAAAACCAATAACTTTAACAGGCGATCCATACTGGACAGAAATGTTCAAGATGGATGTCGATGGTTGCAAATCTGATTTAGATGAATACGCAAGAAGATTATTGATGTGTTCATTAACTTATGGTCAAAGTCATATACTTGTAGATTATCCTGCACCTTCTGGTGCAATGAGTTTAGCTGAAGAGCGTCAACAGAATCGTAGACCATATTGGATCGAAATAGATCCTACAAATATTTATGGTTGGAGATTAGATAGAGAATCTAATTATGGAAATTTAACTCAAGTAAGAATAGCTGAAAGGGCAGTATTACCCGATGGTGCTTTTGGTGAAAAAATTTATGAGCAGATGAGAGTTATAGAACCTGGTCGTTATCGTGTTTTTAGAAAGAAAGAGACAATAGAAGATATGTATGAAGAAGATAGCGGTGCTTATGCTGGTAATATGGCTAGTCCTGCTGGAGAAAAAGACTTTAAATTAGCAGAATCAGGTAGTTTTTCATTAGGTGAAATACCATTAGTTACGATTTATTCTGGAAAAGTTGAAAATTTAGTAAGTAAACCACCTTTATTAGACATTGCATACTTAAATCTTGCACATTTTCAAAGACAAGCTGATTTAATACATAGTTTGCACGTTGCATCTCAACCAATGCTGGTAATGGAAGGATATGATGATCAGACAAAAGATCTTGCTATATCTGTAAACTACGCAATGGCTACCCAACCTGGCAACAAAGTTTACTATGTCGAACCAGCTTCTAGTGCATTTGAAGCACAATCTGCTGAAATAAAAGAATTACAGATGCAAATGGCAACATTAGGCATCAGTACATTATCACAACAGAAGTTTGTAGCAGAGTCAGCAGATGCTAGACGCTTGGATCGAGTAGACACAAACTCCATGCTCGCAATGGTATCCATGGAATTAGAGCAAAAACTGCAAAAAGCTTTCAATCTCTCTGCCCAATATGTTGGAATCGAGCCACCAGAAGTAAAAATCAGCAGAGACTTTGACATCGAAAGACTAATTGGACAGGATATTACCGCTTTAACAGCATTATTTGATCAACAAGTCATAGATAGAGAAGAATTTAGAGACATTTTGGTACAAGGTGAAGTTTTACCAACAGCAAATGAGGTCAAACCAGAATAATTTGTTACAATGATAGTTAAGTACATATAAATTATGGGCAAACATTTAGACCATGTTCTTCAAGAAGATGGAACATACAAATGGGAACTGGCAGAGATCCCTGCTGTTAAGTCCACTCTAGTAGAAACAGCTAAACCAAAAACAGAAACTAAAAAAGTTTCTAAAAAAAAGTCCTCAAACATCTTATCTGAATAATTCATGGCAATAGAAGAAAAAGTAGTTCAGTCTGAGTCTGTGACTCCTACTGATCAGTCCGTGACTGAAACTCCTTCACAACCAACAGCCCCAAACTTAGATTCTGTAAAAGCAGAATATGAAGCAAAAGTAGCTGCTGCACAAAAAGAAGCTGCTGAAGCACAAGAAAAGTTTCAAGGCATCAAAACTAAACTTGACGATGTTTATAAACAAAAAGAAGAAAAACGTACCAAAGAATTAGAAGAACAAGGGCAATGGAAAACTCTTTGGGAAGAAGCCAATAAAACCGCACAGGATAAAGATCAACAGATCAATACCTTATCTCAACAGCTACAAGAAATGAAGACTTCTAATGAAGTAGCTTCTACTAAAACAACAGCCCTTGCTGCTATTAGTAACCTTGGAGCGATAAACGCAGAACAAACTCTATCTTTATTGCAGGGAAAACTACAAAAGAACGCTGAAGGAAAGGTTGTGGTACTAAATGGTGGTGTAGAACAAGATTTAGGTACTTATCTCACGAGTCTCAAGAATCCTGGTAGTGGATGGGAACATCATTTCAAACCAAGTAGTGCTGCTGGTATGGGTGCAAAGCCTAGTCCTATCTCAAATGTATCAGGTGGAACAGATAATCCTTGGAAGACTGGCAATTTGACTCAACAGCTTATAATGGAGAATGAGAACCCCGAACTCTCAGCCGTGCTGAAGAGGGAGGCTCAAACAAAATAGTTAGTTTCTGTGAAACTAATGCCCTTATCTGTGATTAGGGTATCGCAAACATAAAAAAGGTAAATCTGAATGGCTGCTCCGTTTCAGAATTACTCTGGCGGTGTCCTATTAGCGGATGTCGTTAAGAGAAATAATTTTAGTACTTACGTTTCTGAAGCTATAAAAGAACGTAGTGCTTTTATCAAGTCTGGTGCTGTTACTCGTAATGGACTACTTGATGCAACAGAAGGTGGAACAAGAATCCAAGTTCCAGAATTCAACCCAATCGCTCCAACAGAAGAAATTCTTACTGGTGCTGCAAACTGGGGAACATCTACTGCTGGTTACTTAACACCACAGAAGATTGGTACAGGTACACAGGTTGCAACTATCTGTCATAGAGCATTTGCTTATGCTGTAGATGATGTTGCTATCTTGGCTGCTGGTGAAGATCCAATGGGTCACATCAGAAACCAACTTGCAGATGCAATCAACAAATTAAACAACGCTAGATTGTTCTCACATTTAGCTGGTTTATTTGGAACTGCATTAGCAGCTAACAAGTTGGACGTAGCAAAAGCTGGTGCTAGTGCTACTGAAGTTAACTTTTTAACAGCTTCAACTATTGCAAGAGCAAGAAACTTGCTTGGAGAAAGAGGAGAGGATCTTGATCTTCTAATCGTTCATCCATCTGTTGCTTACTACCTCTATCAGGTTGGTATGTTAACATTCTCTACTTCTGCATTATCAACAGGCACAAACCTCACTTGGGGTGGCGGTGGTGTTGGTATCAGCGATAGAGCCGTTGGTGAATTTGCTGGATGTACAGTTGTTGTTGACTCTGCTGTTAACACAGTTGCACCATCTAGTTCAAGTGGTCATCAAACTGAGTTCTTCTGCTACCTAACATCTTCAGGAACAATCCTCGAAGGTAATCAGCAAGCACTAAGAATTGAAGCTGAAAGAAACATTCTTTCTAAGCAGGATGTTATGTCAGTTGACTACCATAGTGCTTATCACGTTATGGGTACTAAGTGGAATGTTGCTGATGACAACCCAACTAATGCGAACTTAGCAACAGCTAACAAGTGGGCATTAACATATGATGCTGACTTAATTCCATTAGTTCAGTTAACAGTTAACTCACCTCTTGATACTTCAACTTATTAATCGTATTATTAAGTTGCAAAGCAAAGCAGTAAAGAACCTCATCAATTATTGGTGGGGTTTTTTCTTTACGCTACAATAAAACTAAATTACTTTATAGATCGTGGCAGCTACTATAAACGCAACACTATCAAGTGCGAGTGCAAATAGCTATGTTACATTAGCTGAAGCAGACGCATACTTTGAAACTGTCCCAAGTTCTACGCAATGGGATAATAAGCAAGATGACAAAAAGAATCGAGCATTAATAGCAGCAACCAGATGGATTGATAGCTTTGTATTTTATGGAGATAGATGTGATCATGGACAGGCATTAAAGTTTCCTAGAAATAATTATCAGGTAGATGATGTAGAACTAGCTTGTTCTGCAATTCCAAATAATATTAAATACGCACAATATGAATTAGCGAGAGCATTAGCAAATGATACCGATGCAATGACAGGAAATGTAGGAACAAATGGAAATATTGCAGAAGCAAAGTTAGGAGATTTAGCTGTTAAATATAATGTTGCAAGTCAGGGAACTGGTTCTGTTAATAATATTATGGATGTTTACCCTTGGTTACAAAGTTATCTTGGAGCTTATATGATTGGTGGAGCAGGAACTTTCCAAATGAGAGCAGTCCGAGGATAATATGTCATTTGTAGACGATACCTTTAAAACTTTACCAGCACAGTTACTAAACCAGTTCGGCATAGACGTAACTTACATAAAAGCTGCAACAACCCAAACCTACAACGCAACAACAGGTGTAGTAGGTGGATCGGACACAAACGTATCTATGAAAGCATTGATAACCAGCGTCACAGCCACAGAATTTCAATCAACATCCCAGACAACAGACGTACAAATAATATTTGGTAACGCAGAGCTAGGAGACTACTTCCCAAACAGTAGAGATCGCATACAATATACAGAGGCAGGAGCAACTAAAGTGGCAAGAATAGTAGACGTAAAAACATCCAGAGGCGACCAACCAATCCTCCACACAGTATTGGGGCGACCACAATAATGCCTATAAACGAAATCCCAAAACTAATTGAAAAAATAAAAGCTGTATCTTATGCAGTTGCTTTTACTGCTCCTGCTCGTTCATCCGAAAAAGTAATAAGCTCCATGCAGGAAGCTGGACCAGTATGGACAGGTCGATTTGCTAATTCTTGGATTATACAGAACCAACAACTTGGTGTTTTAGCCGATGGAACACAACAAGCTGGATTACCTTCTCCAATAAAGTTTAAGATAAAGCCCAATAGAAGTGCAGTCAAAAGAGCTTTAGTTTCAGGTAAATCTGTTTTTTCTATAACAAATATGGTTGATTATGCGAGTCAAGCAGCAGATTTAGCAGATTTTATTCCTGCACCTACAGGTTTTGAACCCGATAATGTAATAAGAGGTACTAGAGAAACCAAAAGAGGAATACCTGAATCAGCAGTAAGTAGTGACGGTCCAGACAGAGCAACTGCTCCTTTAGATTGGTTTTCAGACTATGCTCAAAAAGGCGGTAGGATGCAAAAAGAAGTAGAAACTACGTTTAGAGGAGTATTTGAAGGACTAAAATGAATTATCAAACTGTACGAACCGCCATTGAAACACCTTTTCAGACTGATTATGGAGCGTTAAGTCCTGCAATTCCAGTATTTTTTGATAATTTTTATAATGTTTTATCAGACAGCGTAGATGAATTTATTCATATAAATATAAAGTTTGGACTAACAACTGAAACTGCTCTTACTTCATCTCATAATAATATAAGGGGAATAATAATTGTAAGAGTATGCACTGAAAAGAATAAAGGACCAGCTAGAAACCAAACCCTTGCGGGAACAGCGTTTACAACATTATCTACTCTAGACAACACAGCCAAAGCAACAAGTGGAGTCTATGTACGCACAGGTCAAATTGATGGACCGAGTTTCACATCAGTAGAAGGTGGACAGGAATCCAGGAAAGGACTATACCCTTTCTTTGTGTCAAGAATAGAAACAAATTTTCAAGCTCAGTTAACTCCTTGAATCTTTTCATCAATTTACGCTATCCTATAGACATATCGGGTAGTACCCGTATGTTCAAACCTTAGAATCATTTATCATGGCTACAGTTCTATCGGGTACTTCGGGAGCGTTATACTATTCTCCTGCTGGTACAAGCGTAACAACTCTTGCAGCTACAGCTTTTCCTTCATCAGGAGGAAACATTACTGTAGGATCTCAGTTGGGTTACAAAGTTAACGATACAGTAACACTTGCATATCCATCAGGAGCAACATTAACTAACTGTATTGCAGCAGGAGATCATTTTGTAAAAACTTACGATGCTTCAACTGGTGTTATGACACTTTCTGCAACAGCAGGAGGAGCAGCATTAACAGCTTCAGCAGCACCTACTTTTACAGCAGGAACTTTTGCAAGCATTACATTTACTACACCATTAGTTGTTGGATCTGTAAGAGAATGGAGTTTTGAAATAACCAGAGCAGAAATTGACGTAACAAGTATCGGTCAAACTGTTACTCAGACTGCACCGTTTAGAACCTTCATCTCAGGTTTTGCTGATGGTAGTGGCTCTGCTAGTGTTTATTCAACGGATGATGATACACTTCTATCCAGTAGAATGGTTGAAGATGTTATCCAACGTCAGCAAGCTGGTGCAAAGGTAAGATTGTACATTGATCGTCAGATGAGTGGTGCTAACGTAGATCAAAACGCAAGTAGATCAATTCTGGCAGACATTATTCTTACTTCTGCAAGTTTCAACGTAAACCCAGATGACGGACAGGTTGTAGAAATAGCGTTCAGACCTAGTGCTGCTCCTACATTCGATCTATCTAAATCTGCATAATACTATATTAGTAGTTATCAATTATTATGAACCTCGGTCAATCCGAGGTTTTTTATTGCATAATGAAGTACACTAATAGAAAAGTACATGAAACTTATGGCGACATTGAACGCTCTCGACAGACTTAAAAAAGCTGCAAATCTCGAACCAATCAAAAAACAAGTAACTCTATCCGATGGTTCGACTTTCGAGATGTTTGTAACACCATTAACAATGGCAGAGCGAGAAAGAGCCCAAAAACAGGCTAGAGGCGATGACTCAAATGCTTTCGCTTTACAATTATTAATAAACAAAGCATTAGATGCAAACGGAACGAAGCTATTTAATCCAGGAGAAATAGACGTTCTTAAAAATGAAGTTAAGGACAGTGACCTACAATCTCTTATGCTCGCAGTTATAAATGCAGAGGAGGAAGAAGTAATAGACCCAAAATCTTAGCCAGCCAGTTAAAAAGAGATAACTGGATGATGCTTAAGTTCGCAGTAGCCAAAGAACTAGGTAAAACGCTCTACGAGATTGGAGAAATGACAGAGCAGGAACTTATTGGCTGGAGTGCTTACTTCCAAGTAGTAAATGAAGAGCAAGAAAAAGAGTTTAATAAAATTAAACGTAGAAGATAGTGCTAATCAGTTTATTTAATGTAAAATAAAGTAAATAATATTTTTGGATTGTGGCATATAAAGCCGAGATAGATGTAAAAGTACGGAATCTTGGCTCGATTAGTCAATTAGAAAAGAAGTTAAGCAGTATAAGTAAAAATGTAAATGCAATAAATAAGAAAAATTTAAAAGGCGGTGCAGGAGGATCTAAAACTACTAAAGATCCATTAAAAGATGAAATAGTTAGTTTAAAACTTCAAAATACAGCTTTATCTAATATAAATAGAGCACAAAGAGCAGCTAACAAACTAAAGAAAATTGGAGTAACTTTAGAAGAAGAAATGGCAGCTTTAAAAAAAGTTGCGAGTAGAAGCATAGATGACAATTTAAGTAAAGACAGAAAAATTATTGAGGAACAAAAGAAGAAAATTCAAAATGCTGAAAAATTAATATTAACCACACAAAAACAACAAAAAGCTCAAACCGAAGTAGCAAAAGCAACACAGAAAACTTTAACTGCACAGGAAAGAATAAATGTTTTGCGTCTATCTGGTGGCTTTAATAAAGCAGCAGGAGGAATGGGTGGATTTATTGACAGTCAAAGAAAAGGTGCTGGTCCGAATAATTTACTGGGTTTACCAAGTTCTAAGGACATACAGAATAGAGGAATACAAAGAATACCTACTGCTTCACAATTATCAAGTAGACCAACAGGAGGAATAACTTCCTCCTTTACCGCAACATCAGTTGAAAAAGCTGAATTATTTGAAAAACGAAGAAATGCTGCTATAGCTAGAGGTGTTGAAGAAAATGAAAAGTTAATTGGATCGGAAAGAATTAGAAATAGACAAGCTATAAAAGTAAATAAGGCTATAGACAAGCAGAATAAGTTGTCAGCAACTCAGGCTACAAGATTGAGAAAATTAGGAGATAGTTTTGGAAAATTTGGTCGAAGAATTGAAGACTTTCAGCAGGGATTGACAAGAACTAGGGGATCGGGAGGAAGAATGTTAGCTCTACCTAGTTCCGAAATGTTAGATACAAGAGTGAGAGCAACAGGACAGGGAGGAGGTTTTGGCGGTCAAAGTCGGTTTGCTGGAGGAATCCCAAAAATGGGTTTTATGCAATCTATCGGAGCTACAAAGGGCTTTGACATGGAAAGTGCTTTAATAAGTGGTGCGTTTCCTTTGTTATTCGGTCAAGGTCCAATAGGTGCTGCTGCGGGTGCTTTAGGTGGTGGTGTCGGTGGAATGTTTGGTGGCATGGGTGGTTTTGCAGGAGGTATAGCAGCTACAGCAATAGTTCAACAAATTCAAGGATTTTTGAATGGAATTAGTGAATTAGGTAATGCACTTGGTCCATTCACTCAAAATACACAAGCCGTAACAGATGCCCTTGGATTGCAAGGGTCTGCACAAGAAGCACAGATTAAATTAATAGAACAAGTTGAGGGTAAGACTGCTGCATTTAACGCAGCTACAGCAATCATGGCAAGGCAGATAGGTCGAGGAGGTGTAGATGCTATTGAAAAATTTGCAAATACAGGTAGGTTAATGTCACAAGAATTTGCTAAATTAAATCTTCAATTACAGACTGTAGTAGCTAGAATAATTAATTTTACAAATGAAGTTTTAGGTTTAAGTGAAGCTTTGGAAAGAGGAGAAGCAAGAGATATAGTGGCAGGAGCAGCAGGAACAGGTAATGAAGAAGCCCAAGGATTATTAGATCGTAGGGAAAATCAAGGATTTTTTAGTAAGCTAGATAATGCAATTAATAATACATTTTTTGGTAAAATAGGTCAGGTATTTACCCCTGGAGGTGCTGGATTTGGAGGTCTTGCTAAAGGTCTATCTGGAGTTTCTGGACAGGGAGCAGATGACGAAAGATTATCAAAACAAGAAAAAATATTTGCAGCAGAAGAAAAAACAAGAATACAAGCTGGAGCTACTGTAAACGAAGGGAAGATTACATTAAAACAATTAGAGGAAGAAATAGATTTAAGAGACAGAATAAAGCAAAATGAGCTCTCCATGAAGACTGCTCTTGCTGAAAAGGTGTCTAAAGTTCAACAGGAATTTGATCTTAGAAGAGATACCTTAGACATGACATTAGATCAGTTAACAAAAGAAAGAGATAGAATAAAAGAAAATGCAGAAAAAAGATTTGGAATTAACACAAAAGAACAAGAAAACATTGATATAGCAAATGCAAAGATAGAAGAACAAAAAAATATTATAAAAGGTGTAAATGATGAAAAGCTGAGATCAGTAGAATTAACAGTAAAATTACATGAAGCAACTACTGATATAAGCACAGCCTTTGAAAAAATTGGAGAATCTATTGCTTCTGGTGTTAGTGATAATCTGGTTGCGGCTATTCAAGGAACAAAATCTTTAGGTGATGCCGCAAAATCAATATTGAACGATTTATCTTCAAGTCTAATAAGACTCGGTGTAAACACTATTTTGGGAGGAATACCTGGTTTTGGAGGACTTTTAGGTTTTGCAAGTGGAGGAAATCCACCTGTAGGTAAACCATCATTAGTGGGAGAGAAAGGCCCAGAATTATTCGTACCCAAAAGATCAGGTACAATAATACCTAATGATAAATTAGGTGGAGGAGGTAGTACAAACATCAGCGTAAATGTAGATGCTTCTGGATCGTCTGTTCAAGGTGATGAACAACAAAGTAAAGAACTTGGCAGGGCTATCTCAGCAGCGATACAATCAGAATTATTAAAACAAAGAAGACCTGGAGGTTTATTAAGATAATGGCTACTTTTCCTAGTTATAACCCTGTTTTTTCTGCAAATAAAACTGATATTACTAATACCAGAACAGTTCAGTTTGGTGATGGCTACCAACAAAGATTTACATTTGGTATAAATCAAAAAGCAAAGCAATGGAGTCTTACATTTAATGTTGACAATGAAGATGCAGGAGAAATTGAAACATTTTTAGAAGCAAGAAAAGTTGATGGAGCATCTTTTGATTGGTCTCCTCCAGATTCATCTACTACTTTTAAATGGGTATGTCCTTCTTTTACTAAAGAAGTATTTAGTTTTGATCGAAATAGAATTAATGCAACATTTACACAAGTATTTGAACCCTAATGGCAAATCCTGTATCTGAAACCCAAGCAATAAATCCTGGTTCACTTATAGAGTTGTTTGAACTAACAACAGATGCAGCTTTACATGGATCGGCTACTACATATAGATTTCATGCTGGTACGAATGAAGTTAATAATGGAAATATTATTTGGGATGGGAATACTTATATTGCAATACCAATGGAAGCTGATGGGTTTAAATATGCAAATGGTCAATTACCTCGACCCACTCTAACTATTAGTAATGTTACCAATGTAATTACAGCTATTTTATTAAACGTAAATCAGGTAACTCCTGGAAATGATCTTACTGGTGCGGTAGTAAAAAGAAGAACAACTTTAGCTAGATTTTTAGACTCTGCAAATTTTGATCCTGTAGCCACAACAACTACATCAACTTCAACTATTGCTGATCCTTCTGATGTAGAAACTGTAACTTACACAGTAACAGTAGTGAATGTAGGTGGTTCTAATTATTTTGCTATTAATGGAAGCACGAATCCAGTTCTTACAATGAAACGTGCATCAACTTATATTTTTAATCAGTCAGATGCTACAAATGCAAATCATCCACTAAGAATAAAATCTGATGCTGGAGGAGCACAAACTACAACAGTAAGCGGAACTCCAGGGCAAGCAGGGGCAACAGTAACTTATCAGCCAGCATATCCAACCGCACCAAATGATTTGAGATACTATTGCAGCGTTCATGGTAATGGAATGGGAAATACAATTACAATGAATAACCCAAATACGATCCAACAACAAACAAGTTCAACTTCTACAAGTCAATCAAACCCTTACGGAACACCTGATCCAACAGCAGAATATCCTCAACAAATTTACAAAATAGATAGAAAATCAGCAGAAAATAGAGCCGTTGTTCAATTTGAATTAGCTGCTTCTTTTGATCTGGCAAATATAAGAATCCCTTTAAGAGTATGCACTAAGCAACTATTTCCTTCTATTGGTACGTTTATGCCATGAGTGATTGGAAGGAAGCTGCTCTCAGTCATGCAAAAGTTGAAGATCCGAAAGAATCTGTTGGTCTTTTGTTAAATGTAAAAGGTAAAGAAAGATATTATCCCTGTAATAATTTATCTATGACTTCATATCAATGTTTTGTTCTCGATCCAGTTGATTATGTAAAGGCTGATTCTGTTGGTGAGATTACAGGCATTGTTCATAGTCATCCAGTTACTCCTCCAACTCCGAGTCAGGCAGATTTGATTAGCTGTGAAGATTCTAATTTACCTTGGCATATTGTTAATCCAAAAACAGAAAAGTGGGGTTACTGCGAACCAAGTGGTTATAAAGCTCCATTACTAGGAAGAGAATGGGTTTGGGGTATAACAGATTGTTGGTCATTAGTTATTGATTGGTATAAAGAAGAGAAAGGGATTGAATTATTAGACTATAAAAGACCAGCAAAAGTAGAAGATTTCTTAAATGATCCTGTTTTTGAAAGGTATTTACCTAGCAGGGGTTTTAGATTACTAGATCCAAACGAAGAATTAATAAATGGTGATGTTTTAGCAATGAGTATTTTTGGACAAGGATTAAATCATGTGGCTATTTTCTTAGATGGAGATGTTTTACATCATTTAGCAGATAGACTATCTTGTAGAGAGCCATACTCACCTTGGTTGTTAAAATGTACAGGAGGGCGGTATCGTTATGTTGCGTAAACTAAAATTGTATGGAGAGTTGGCTAAATTTATAGGCCACAAAGAATTTGAAGTGCAAGTACATAATTTACCTCAAGCTGTTAGTTTTTTAGTAAATAATTTTCCAGAAGTTGAAAAGTATATGACTCCTAAACATTATCAAGTAAAAATTGGGAATTACGAGATTAATGAAGATGAATTAGATTATCCAATAGGACAACAGGATATTCATATCGTTCCAGTAATATCAGGTGCAGGTGGTGGATTTAGAAATATTTTATTGGGAGGATTATTAATTGGTGCGTCATTCTTTTTTCCAGGTGCAGGATTATTCGGTACTCAAAGTTTTGGAGGAGCTTTAGCTGCTGGATCTGCGTCAGCGGTACCTTTTGTAGGAGCTACTGGAGTAGCTGGTAGTCTTTTAGGAACAGCTATCGGTACGGGTTTAAGTGCGATTGGTGCTGGAATGGTTTTAAATGGTGTTGGTGAAATGTTATATCCTACCCAACAGGCTTCCTTTGAAGACAATCCACAAATATCATTTAATTTCTCTGGAACGCAAAACACAGCAAGGGCTGGTACTCCAGTTCCGATTGTTTATGGTGAAATATTTACAGGTTCCGTTGTTATTAGTGGCGATGTAGATACAGAAGCGGTACAGGCATGACGGATACAAATAAGTACATAGCAGGAGGAGGTGGAGGTTGCTTTACTGGTGATACTCCTGTTTCTATACCAGGTGGCACTAAATTAATTAAAGAGATTAGTGTTGGTGATATTGTTTGTAGTTTCGATGATAAAGGTACTATTTATCATGCCAAAGTTTTAAAAGTACATGAGCATGAAAAAGAATCTGTTACTAGATATAAAATATGGGGCGGTAAAGAATTAGATGCAACACCAAACCATTGGGTTTTAAATCAATTTAATGCGTTTGTCGGTATTGGCACGTTAAAGACTGATGATTGTTTAGTTGATGAATTTGGTCACTTAAGACCGATTGTTAAACGTACTGAACTTGGAGAACATACTGTCTATAACTTAACTGTTGAAGGACATCATACTTTTATTGCTAATACTATTCGTGTTCATAATGCTGGATTAGGGCCAAGTATTGCTGGTTCTGGTGGAGGAGGTAACAAGGGTGGAGGTGGAAGTCCTCCTACTATTACTCCAGATAATTTACATAGTAAACAGTTTGCTACTTTACTTGATCTTATTTCTGAAGGTGAGATAGAAGGTTTTTCAAGTCCTTCAAAAGAAGGAAGAACTAAAGGCACTACTGCTTATTTCAATGCTGCAAAGAAAGATATTTTCCTAGACGATACTCCTATTTTAGCTTCTACTGCTGATTCAACTAATCCACAGAATGTTGAATTTAATCATCAAAATATAGACTTTGATGTTCGTTTTGGAACGAGTTCTCAAACTAAAATGTCTAAAGTTTCGGGAAGTTCTTCTGTCTTTAATGTGGGAGTAGAAGTACCAAATGGTAATCCTGTAACTAGACAACTTACTAATAATACTGATTTAGATGCTGTAAAAGTTACTGTTACTGTACCTACATTGCAAATTTTAGAAGAGGATGGAGATATAAATGGTTCCCAAGTTACTTTTAATATTCAAATTCAATATAACGGAGGAGGTTTTACTACAGTTCTCTCCGACACTATAAGAGGAAGAACAGCAGATGCTTATAACAGAGAATATAGAATTGCTCTTACTGGTGCTCATCCTGTAGATGTGCGTGTTACAAAAACCTCTGAAAATAGTACCGATAGAATAGCAAGAGATTTAATCTGGCAATCTTTTTCAGAATTAGAAGATGATTCAAGTACTTATCCTGACTGTGCTTACACAAGGTTGCGTTTAGATTCAGAATTTTTTACTAGGATTCCTGCTAGAAAGTTTAGAGTTAGAGGAGTAAAAGTAAGAATCCCAGGTGCAGGAGCTAACTCATCAGGAACTCCAACTGTAGATTTACAAACTGGCAGAATAGTTTATCCAACTGGATATATTTTTAATGGAGTAATGGGTGCTGCTCAATGGACAACTTGCCCTGCTTTAATACTTTTAGATTTAATTACTAATACAAGGTATGGATTAGGTAATCATATTATTGATAGTAATTTAGATTTATTTTCATTTGTAACTGCAAGTAAGTTTTCTAACGAACTTGTTGATGATGGATTTAATGGACAGGAAGCTAGATTTGCTTGCAATATAAATATTCAATCAAGTGTAGAAGCTTTTGATGTCATAAATACTTTATCGGGAATAATGAGATGTATGCCTATTTGGTCTGAAGGGGCATTACTTCTTACTCAAGATAGTCCTAAAGATCCTAGTTACTTATTTACTTTGTCTAATGTTGGCCCCGAAGGATTCAGCTATACAGGTAGCAGCTTAAAAACTAGAAGCACAGTAGTTGCAGTTTCCTATTTTAATATGGAAACTAGAGATTTAGATTATGAAGAAGTAGAAGCAGAGTCAGCTTATAGAAATAAATATGGATTACACGTTAAAAGAGTAAAAGCATTAGGTTGCACAAGTCGAGGTCAAGCTAGAAGATTTGCAAAAGCAATATTATTTACAGAACAAAGAGAAACAGAAGTAGTAACTTTTTCTGCTTCAATGGAATCAGGAATTGTTGTTAGACCTGGAACGATTGTCAGCATTGCCGATCCAGGGAGATCAGGAGTAAGAAGAGGAGGAAGAATTAATACTGCTACGACTACTCAAATAACTGTAGATGATTCAGATTCAACTGATTTATCTGCTGAAAACAACCCTAAATTAAGTGTAATACTACCAAATGGAACAGTTGAAACTAAAAATGTAACTGCAATATCAGGCAAGATAATTACTTTAGATAGTGCTTTAAGTCAGACACCAAATTCTAATAGTGTTTGGTTACTTGAAAACGATACTATTTCTGCTCAGTCTTTCCGAGTTATATCTGTCGAAGAAGTCGATGGTATTAATTATGGAATAACAGCACTAGCTTATGTAAACGAAAAATATGCGTTTATTGAAGATAATCAGCCAATTCCAGTTCAAAAAATTACAACTTTAAATCTTCTTAAGCCTCCTCCTAGTGGATTGTCAGCTAATGAAGTGATAGTTCTTATTAATAACCAGCCTGTATCTAAATTAATCGTTAGATGGCAGCCTGTAACTGGTGTTTCAAACTATTTAGTTAACTATAGATTTAAAGATAATAATGTTGTCTCGACTACAACCAGTAGTCCTGATTTTGAAATTGTTAACTCACAGGTTGGAGCTTATGAAGTATCTGTTCGTAGTTTAAATGCTGCTCTAGAACCTAGTGCTACAGATGCTAGTGATACTTTTAATGCTGTTGGTAAAACTGCTGTTCCTGCTGATGTCACAGGACTAACGGGAGAACCAATAAATGATAAACAAGTACGATTACGCTGGAATTTAGCAACAGATTTAGATGTTACTCATGGTGGCCGTGTTTATGTAAGACACTCTTCAAAGACCGATGGAACGGGATCTTTTTCTAACGCTACTGATTTAGTAAAAGCATTAGCTGGTAATACAACCTCTGCTGATGTTCCACTTCTTGAAGGAGAGTATATTTTAAAATTTCAAGATGATGGGGGTAGATTTAGTGCTGGTGAAGCAAGTGTAATTTTAGACTTACCCGATACTCTTGATGCAAAATTAATCCAAACAAGAAGAGAAGATTTAGATGTTCCAAAATTTCAAGGAACAAAAACTAATGTTGCTTTTGATGCCCCAACAAATTCTTTAAATCTTACTGGTGTAGGACAATTTGATAGTATTACAGATTTTGATTTAGTTTCATCTCTTGATGATGTAGGAGGTATTGCACCATTAGGTACTTATGAATTTGGTGGAGCACCAGGAAGTACTACTTTAGATTTAGGAGATGTGTATAGTCTTGATTTGAAACGTCATTTCTTAACAGAAGCATTTTATCCTTCAGATTTATTTGATTCAATACCAGATTTAGACGCAAGAGGAGACTTTGAAGGATTAACTGCAACTGAAGTAAACGCAGAAATGCTAGTTCGTGTTACTCAAGATAATCCTAATAGTGGATCTCCTACTTATTCTGGTTTTCAGACTTTTACAAATGGAACTTATAAAGGAAGAGGTTTTCAGTTTAAAGTAAATCTAACAAGTGATGATCCAGCACAGGATATTAGAGTTTTCCAACTAGGTTATACAGCTTCTATGCAAAGAAGAACAGAACAGAGTCTTGCAACTACAGCAAGTGGAGCATCAGCAAAAGCAGTCACGTTCCAAAGCCCCTTCTTTACTGGAACATCTGGTCTTGGTGGTGTAAATAGTAGCTTACCTTCTGTCGGTATTACTGCACAAAATATGCAGTCTGGAGACTTTTTTGAAATATCAAGTGTTTCTGGAACGGGTTTTAGTGTTCACTTTAAAAATTCTTCAAATGCTTCAGTTGATAGAAATTTCACGTATCAGGCTGTCGGATTTGGTAAAGCAAGTTAGAATAAGATCAATATTTGTTTTTTAGATGGCTAGACCAGGTTCGACCACCAGCGAAACGGGTAATAATTACAATACCGCCAATGGAACGGGTGCGGCAGTTCGTACGAAATTAAATGAAATATTTACAGCATTAAGAACATTAAGTTCTGGAAGTAGCGACCCATCAGGAGCAGCAAATATAGCTCAGTTTCAACCTCATATAAATACATCCACTAATGAATTAAAAATAGCAACAGCAGTCTCAGGTGATACTGCAACTTATGTTGTTTTAGGAAAAATAAACGAAGCAAACTTTGGTCATGCAGCATTATCAGGGTCTACATTTACAGGAAAAGTAATTCATAACTATACGTCTAGTTTAACGATACCTTCTGGTACGACAGCCCAGAGAGATGGTAGTGCTGCTGTTGGTATGTTTAGACATAACTCAACATTAAATCAGTTTGAAGGCTATAACAATGGTGCTTGGGGTGCTATTGGTGGAGGTGCTGGAGCTACTGGAGGAGGAACTGATGAAGTGTTCTTTGAATCAGATACTAACGTAACAACAAACTATACAATTACTTCTGGAAAAAATGCACATACAGTAAGCCCTGTTATAAATAGTGGAGTTACTGTGACTGTGCCTTCTGGCAGTTTATTTGTTATTCTTTAATTATGAGCTTAGAACTTTCTGGAACAACTGGTGTTAAAGGTGTAGCTGGATCAGTTTCCGCACCAAGTGTCGTTGGAGATGACACAAATACAGGAATAAGCTTCCCTTCTGCTGACACTATCAAGTTTTCAACTGGTGGTGTTGAAAGAATGTCGATTACAAATAGTGGTTTAACAGGAGATGGTTCGGGACTAACAGGAATAGGTGGTGGCAAAATTCTTCAAGTAGTGCAAACACAAATACTTACATCAAGTAGTACTGCAAGTCAAAGTTTTGCTGACACAGCATTGGTAAGAACAATAACACCTTCTTCATCTTCTAACAAAATACTTTGTATGGTTGATATGAAAATGAGTGGAAGTGGAGAAAGTTTTTTAAAACTAGTAAGATTTGTGGGCGGAACAGGTTATAACATTGCGTATAGTACTGTAAATACAACATATACAGCCAATCAAGGATTTTCTTCGACTTATCATACGACCAGTTATGGTAATTATTATGACTTTCGTTCAGTAACAGTTAGCACTTTAGATACAGCAGTATCAGCAGCAGAACATAGTTATAGAGTTCAATGGAGAGCACAACAAGGAACTGTCTATATGAATAGAACAGCATATCACACAGGTACACTTAATTATTCTGGTAGTGGCTGTTCAACTATTACTCTTATGGAGGTAGCAGCATAATGGCAATTTATGACCATGAAGCTATTTATAAGGCTTATCCAGAAGTTAAAAGTATTCAAGATGATGTAGGTGCTTTTAAAGATGATGGGGTTACTCAGGTAACTCTAGTTCAATCTGATATAGACGCTGCAAGAACCACACTAAATACTGAAGCAGCAGCTATTGCATATCAATCTACAAGACAACCTCTTTATCCATCTTTGGGAGACTTTGCAGATGCTATGTACTGGAATAGTAAGGGAGATTCAAGTAAACTAGAAGCATACTATACAGCTTGTGAAAAAGTTAAAACCGACAATCCCAAGCCTAGTTAATTATGGCAAGTATTAAACTAAAACACGCATCAGGTAACGGCACTATTTTAAATAGTCCAGCGGCTAATCCTACCAATGATGTAACTTTAAAATTACCATCTACAAGTGGATCGGCTGGTCAAGTTTTAAAAGTAGCAAGTGCAAACCATAGTGCAACAAATGCAGAACTTGAATTTGGTGCGGATGTAGGAGGAAAGTTATTACAAGTTGTTAGCCATCAACTTCCTTCAACTTTTACAAGCACTTCAACAAGTCATACAGATGTAACTGGGTACAGCAAAGCTATCACACCAACGGCTGCAAGCAGTAAAATAAAAGTTACTTTTAGTTTTGATACTGATATTGATAATACAACAAATAACACTAGTGTCGGAATTTTTATTGTTGCTAGACAAATTGCAAGTGGTTCATTTTCTGATATTGCTGGAATAATACTTGGAGCAAATAGTGTTGGCCAAGGAAATTATTATACTAGTAGTGCGGTTATTTATCTTGATTCGCCATCATATACTCTTGGCAATGCTATAACTTACAAAATGCATGTACAACTTCTTTCTTCTGGAGCTACTATTAGTGTTAGCAATAGTAATTACCCAAGAACATCAACTATAACTTTAGAGGAAATTGCAGCATGATTTATACAAAAACAAAAGCATTAGTTAGTTTAAAACCTAATAAACAATTTACTTGGAGTGGTGAAGAATACTCTGGCTTAACATGGCTTGAAAGCGAAACAAAACCAACCGAATCTGAAATAGATGCTGAAGTAACAAGGTTAACTAATGCAGAAGGAATGAGATTATTAAGAGTAGAAAGAGATAAATTATTAGCTGCTACAGATTGGCGAGCTAGTTCTGATTTAACACTTGCAGATGCTTGGAAAACATATCGTCAAAGTTTGCGTGATCTACCAGCCAGTTCATCGCCAGCACTTGATTCAAGTGGTAATTTAGATATGTCATCTGTTACTTTCCCTACTGTACCTAGTTAATTATGTCAGAGATCAAGGTAAATTCGATAAAAGGGGTAGGAGCTAGTGCTGCTGCCATTACTGTCAACAATTCTGATGGAACGTGTACTGCCAACATTACCAATAACCTAAGTAATCGTAATTTAATAATTAACGGAGCTATGCAAGTGGCTCAACGTGGTACGTCAACTACATCTTCTGGCTATAATACTGTTGATAGATTTAAATATACTTCCGGAAATACAGGAAATACAGTAACACAAGCACAAGTTGATGTTGCAAGTGGAACTACTCCTTATACTTTAGGTTTTAGAAAAGCTTTAAAAATAAGTATGTCTGGAGCAGGTACAATAAATAATAATAGTTATATTGATAGTTTTCAAAAGATAGAAGCTCAAAATGTGGCAACTTCTGGTTGGAATTATCTTTCTTCTTCTAGTAATATTACAGTTTCTTTTTGGGTAAAAGTTAGTACAAATCAAACTTTCTATGTAAGATTATATGCAGATGATACTGGTAGTAAAACTTATTGCTTTAGTTATACAGCATCAGGAAATAATACTTGGACAAAAATAACAAAAACGATTCCTGGAAATGCTAATTTACTTTTCAATACTGATAATGGAGAAGGATTAAGAGTTCAATTTTATATGTTTTACGGAACAGATTATACTGGAAGTCGTAATTTAGATGTTTGGGAAACCGCAGGTAGTTCACATACTCCCGACCAAGCAACTACATGGTACACGGCAGGAGCAAGTACTTGGGAAATGACAGGATTACAGGTTGAAGTTTCAGATCATGCGACCTCGTTTGAGCATAGGTCATTTGCTCAAGAGCTTGCTTTATGTCAGAGGTATTATCAAAAATTCGTAGATGCTGTTACAGGTGCTAATAAAGTAGCAATCGGATGTCAATATACTAGCTCACAACTTTATGGATTTATAAGATTTTTTTGTGAAATGAGAGCAGCACCTACTATAGATCAAGGTAGTGCTTCTGGTAATAATTATGCAGCTTTTTCAGCAGCTTATCCTAATGGTGTTGATTTTAATAGCTTTAATGGATTCACAGGAGAAAATACTAGAGGTACAGGAATATATGTAAATAGTGTATCAGGCACAGCAGGGCAATCCGTAATTATTGATGTAAAAAATAGTACAGGCGGCTACATAGCTGCATCTTCGGAGCTTTAAACTATGGCATATCCAACAGACCCAATTTACAAATTTATTACTGACCCATTAAGAGGGGTAGTAAATGGTGTAAAAACAGAAACTTCTTCACAGGTTAAACTTATTCCAATAGACGAAGGAAACACCGACTACCAAGAGTACCTCGAATGGGCAAAGACTAATACAGCCGAAGCTGCTGATTAATTAACCTTATCTTGCATCTGCCTTGTCATTATCCCCATCGTGACGTAGAGAGGTGCTAATGCACAGATTCCAGCGAAGGTTATAATAGTGACAGGCATTAATGCTTTTAAAAATGCTTCTTTTATCATGTTTCAAAAAATAGCTAACATTCTTAGTATAGTTTCCTTTGTTTTGGTGTCATCTGTCATCGGTGGAAGCTACTTTGGTTATAAATATGTAACATCAGAACAGTTTAAAACAAAATTAATGAACGAAGTCTTAGGTAATGTACAAGGACTTATGCCAAAGATGTTAGACCAAGGATTACCTGATATGACAGGCCCATCTCTACCCACAACAAAACTTCCTAAGTTCTAATGAATTGTTATTGGTGCAATACAGAATTAATAATAGGTGGTGACATTGATATCGAAGATGGGATGAATGGTTATCCCGAATTTTCAATAATGACCAACTTATCCTGTCCTAAATGTTTTTCGGAAGTAGAAATATTAAAGAAACGAGATGCTTTTGATTGATGGTATTTGGATTTTTAAAAAAATTAGTTAAATATTACATAGATAAATTAATTAATTGGTTAAGAATGAAAAGATTTAACTTAGAACTAGATAATGACATAAAAAAATATCACGAAAAATTAGATAAAAAAGTAAAAAAACCTAAGATTGTAGAAACTGGTAAATTTGGAGAAGATGGCTGGTTTATTTCTATAGGAGATGTAGAAGATGGAGATACCTGAGATTATAATTCCAGAGATTCCAACTGTTAATCATTATATTTATACTCCTTTACCCGTATTAAACGTACCTTTACCTAATATTGATCTACCAGGCTGCGTAAAGACGCATAGAGATGCTTCGGTTACAAACACACAGATAATAGAAGATGATGTTAATGGAGCGTTTTATAGCTGCCCAGAAGGAAAAATACCTTCTTTCGTTCCAATAAATTATGACCGAAAAAGGATAGAGATTGTAGAGCAAAAACAAGAACAACCTATCACAACACCTGAGATACCAAAATCTAAAACACCTGAAATACCCAAGACACCTGAAAAGAAAGAAGAAATAAAGTTAGAACCCTGTCCTGGTAAAGGGGATCAAAGAGTTGGAGACTTTCGTAACGAAAAACGATTGGAACGTGTCATCGGACATAAAAGAGGCGATGATTTAATTGAGTGTATAACGCTTTATGAAAACGTCCCATTTAAAGATCAGTACATTCCAGAAGTT